CCGGCAGCGGCGAAAAAATGCGTAAGCCTGGCACTAAAGGTGCCCCAACCGCCGCTGCCTTCAAAGCATCCGCCAAAACCGCCAAAAAAGGCAAGAAATAGGCCATGTCCTTATTCGTCCAGACCTCCTCCTACACCAACCCCTTTGTAACCACGGCTCTACCCGTTGGTGTCGGAGATGCTTTTGGACGTCTACGCACATCTAACCCGCTTACTCTTTTCGATTCCAGTCACCGGTACCACGACAACGGCCTCTGGGCCACCTCCACCGCCACCGGTGGAACGTCCACGTTCGACGTTAACGCCGGCCTCGTCAACCTCGCCGTAACCACCAGCTCTGGCTCCGAGGTCATCCGCGAAACCACCAAATGCTGCTCATACCAGCCGGGCAAATCCCTGCTGGTGATGTCCACTTTTACGCTGAACCCCGCCAAAACCGGCCTCCGCCAGCGCGTCGGCTACTACGGCGCCGCCAACGGCATGTACCTGGAACTCGCCGACAACACCCTCTCCTTCGTCGAACGCAGTTCCTCCACCGGCTCCCTCGTCGAAACCCGCGTCTCCCAATCCAACTGGAACACCGACCCCCTCAACGGCACCGGTCCCTCCAACCTCACTCTCGACCCAACCAAAGCCCAAATTCTTTGGATGGACATCGAATGGCTGGGCCTCGGCACCGTCCGCATGGGTTTCGTTATTAACGGCAAATTTATCCACTGCCACTCCTTCCACCACGCCAACATCATTACTTCAACTTATATCACCACCGCCTCACTTCCCCTCCGCTACGAAATAACCAACACCGCCGCTACAGCAAGCGCCAGCACCCTCAAGCAGGTCTGCTCGACTGTACTTTCCGAAGGCGGCTACGAACTCCGCGGCCTCCAACAAGCCATCGGAACCACCATCACCGCTCCACACGCACTTACCACCGCCGGCACTTACTACCCGGTTATTTCCTTACGTCTTAAGGCAGCCGCACTAGACGCAATCGTCATTCTCACCGCTCTATCCATCCTGGGCGCCAGCGCCAACGCCAACTACAACTGGCGCGTAATGGCTAACGCCACCACTACCGGCGGCACTTGGACAAGCGCCGGTAGCGAATCCAGCGTCGAATACAACCTCACCGGCACCGCCACAACCGGCGGCCGCATCCTGGCCCAGGGCTACTTCAGCTCCACCAACCAAAGCACAGCATCCGTAGACATCCTTAAGGAAGCCCTATTCAAATTCCAACTGGAACGCAATGGCCTCACCTCCACCCCTTACGAACTAAGCCTTGTTGTTACAGCCAGCGCGGCGACGTCTAATGTGCACGCATCCATGGACTGGGAGGAAATCAGCCGCTGATGACCATCCAGACAATCACCGGCAGCTGCCTCCACATCGAAATTGACGGCGAGGAAGGCACCACGCACGCCACGTTTGTATTCAAAACCCCCTCAATCCCCGACACCTTGGGCAATTTCATCAAGATGCTCGCTATGGGCATCGAAGTGCTGGTGCCCATCGAAAACCCCGAAGACGAGGAGGAAGACGATGATTGAGTATCGCGGCGAAAAATTCGACGACTACAACAAGCCCAAGCGCACCCCCAACCACCCGAAAAAATCCCACGTCGTCCTCGCCAAGGAAGGCGACACGGTAAAACTCATCCGTTTCGGCCAACAGGGCGTATCTGGCTCACCAGCACAAAAAGGAGAGTCAGCAGCAGACAAGGCCAGAAGGGCATCGTTCAAGGCGCGTCACGCCCAAAATATCTCCAAGGGCAAAATGAGTGCCGCCTACTGGGCAAATAAGGTGAAATGGTGACTATCTTCCCTCAACTTTATGAATCCACATCTTCAACTCCAACACATAATTTCTCAACGTATCTGCCTTCTCTAAATGCCAAACATTCCCAGTCTCCATGTACTGGTGCATGTGATTATCAACGCCCCTCAAACACTGGTGAATGAGCGCGTTCCACGGCTCCCGCACGGGCGTGTTCCACTCACGCACGAGACACACCTAGATCTCTAGTGCCAAAATAGGTACAAAGTAGGAGTCAAGCCGTGGTCTACAGCGCCAATATCCCACCAACTGGTGCTGTAGTCAGCGAATCCCCGTTTGTTCGCAGCCTGGACGTCATCGCCATGATGCCGGACTGGAGCGTGATGGCCGCCGTCACCAACGGCACCAACTACCTGCGGGACATGAGTGAAACTTATCTCCCGCAAGAACCCCGCGAAGACGACGACGCCTACCAAACCCGCGTCGACCGCAGCGTCCTCAGCCCCTACACCAGCCGCCTCATCGAAACCGCCGCTGGCGCCATCCTCCGCAAACCTATCCACGTTGAAGGCGACCCCTACTGGCTGGACCTGATCCAAAACATCGACGGCTTGGGCTCCAACATCAACGAATACGCCCGCCGCGCCTTGGTCAGCAGCCTGACCTACGGCCACAGCGCCATCCTCGTCGACTACCCGGCCGCCGCTGGGGCGATGAATCTGGCGGAAGAGCGTGCCATGGGCCGCCGCCCCTATTTCGTCCACGTCGATGCCCCCCAGATCTGGGGCTGGCGCAAGGAACCCGGCACCAACCGCCTGCTGCAGGTCCGCATCCACGACTACGACGTCCGCCCCCTCAACGAGTTCGGCGAAGAACAGGTCGAGGAAATGCGCGTCATCTACCCCGGCCGCTACGACCTCTACACCCTCGGCCAAGAGATCGTCGAATTTACCTCCACCGGCGGCTACAGCCTCGACGAAATCCCCTTGGTCCCGATCTACAGCAACCGCCGCGGCCTCCTGATCTCCCAGCCCCCACTGCTGGACATCGCCAACCTCAACATCACCCATTACCAACGCCAAGCCGACCTCATCCACGCCCTCCACATCGCCGCCATGCCCACCCTCGTCCTTGAGGGCTGGGACGACACCACCGGCTCGGCAACGATGGGCGTCAACTACGCCATTGCCATGCAACCGGGCAACAAGGCGTACTACGTGCAGGCCGACGCCACCAGTTTCGACGCCCAAATGGCCGAGCTGGAGTCGTTGGCATCTCAAATGTCCACGTTGGGCGTGACCAAGCTCTTCGGCCAAAAGTTTGTCGCCGAGTCAGCCGAGGCCAAGCGCATCGACCAAGCCCAGTCCAACAGCGTGCTGTCGATCATCAGCCAAGAGCTGGAGAGCGCCCTCAACCAAGCCTTCGAGTTTGCCGCCCAGTACGTCGGCCTGGAGCCGCCCGAAATCACCATCGACCGCGACTTCGATTACTACCGTTTGATCGGCCAAGACGTCTCGGTGTTGACCCAGCTCAACCAACTCGGCAAGATCAGCGACGCGATGCTGCTGGAGATCCTCCGCCGCGGCGAAGTCCTCCCTGACAACATCAATGTCGAAGACGAAGCCTACGAGGCCCGCGAAAGCATGGAAGCCCCCGAGCTAATCGAGGCCAACGAGAACACCGGCGAGGACGACATGAACGAACGCGCCGAAATGACGCCCGACCGCATGGATCAGCTGATTGAGCTGCTGACCCGCTGATGGCCACCCAAATCGAGCAACTAACGCTCGCCCAAATCACCTCCCTGGTGCGCCTCACAAAGCGCGTCAACCAACTCCGTAGCATCCTTTCCGGCAGCAACGACCCCTCCACCAGTACCGGCAAAACCGGCGACTGGTACATCAACACCACTGACTACACCCTGTTCGGCCCCAAAACCGACGACTGGGGCAACGGCTTCCCCCTTGGCACGGGCTCCAAGATTCGCACCACGGAACTAACGGTCGCCGGCTTCCCCGGCACCAACAGTGGCGGAGGCGGCGGTGGCACTGCCGGCACCATCACCATCGGCACGGTCACGACTGGCGCCCCAGGCAGCAGCGCGACGATCACCAACGTCGGCACCGCCGAAAACGCAATCCTCAACTTTGTCATCCCCCGCGGTGACGTCGGCGCGACAGGCGCCCCCGGCCCTACAGGCGCAACCGGCGCAACAGGCGCAGCCGGCCCCACTGGAGCCACCGGCCCCCAAGGCGCCACGGGTCCTGCTGGCCCGCAAGGCGAAACAGGTCCTGCCGGCCCTCAAGGGGTTCAAGGCGACCCCGGCGAAGAGGGTCCACAGGGCGAAACCGGCCCTACAGGCGCCACAGGCCCTACCGGCCCCGCAGGCGCCACCGGAGCAACCGGCGCTACCGGCCCGGCTGGCACCATCACAGTCGGCGCCGTCACCACGGGCTCCCCTGGCACGGGCGTCACTGTCACCAACAGCGGCACCAGCACCGCCGCCATCCTGAATTTCACCATTCCCCGCGGCGACGCCGGCACCAACGCAACGGTCACCGCCGGCACAAACATCACTGTTGTAGACGGGCAAGTCTCGGTATCGGCTACCGCTGAATTTGACGATGGAACTTATTGATACTGGTGAAGTAAACTAGAACCGTCCAAGTAACACACAACCGTGCCCGAAGAACAGCAAGCAACAGCCACTCCCGTGGAGCCTGTTGCCCCTCAGCCTGTGGCTGAAAGCTCCGATCTGGCCGCCCAACTCGAAGCGCTTCGTGCGAAAAACCAAGAGTTGATCGCCGAGCGCCGCAAGGACCGCGAAAACCGCGAATCCCTCCAATCCCAGCTGGAAGAATTGCGCCAAGCGCAAGAATCCGCCAAAACCGCCAAATTGGCCGAATCCGGCGAGTTCAAAACCCTCTGGGAAGAGGCCCAACAAACTGTTGCTGATCTCAAGCAACAAATGGCGGCAAAAGAAGCGGAAGTCGAGCAAATCCGCCAGGGTTACTCAAAAGAGCAACTCCGCGCCGGCGCCATTGCCCAACTCTCTTCTGCTGGTGCGCTTGCACCCGATCAGCTGTATCGTTTGGTGCAGGAGAACTTACGCGCCAAAGAAGGACAGCCTGTGGCTTATGTCGGCGGCGTGGAAGTTCCGATTGGCGAGTATATCGCCAACTTAAAAAATCCCGGCAGCGGTTACGAGCACCACTTTGCGGCTACGAACCGCGCCGGTATGGGTGTCACGGGTAGTGCCCGCGCCACCGCCCTCCCCGGCCAATCCAACCCCTGGTCCAAGGACGCCTGGAACGTCACTCAGCAAATGATGATGCTCGCCAGCGACCCCGACAAAGCCAGGCTGTTGAAAACAGAAGCCGGTTTCTAGCCCCTGTGGGGCACCTCCCCAACCCTGACTCCACTGGAGCTAACCCATGTCTGCTTCTAACAGCAACTTCGGGGGAACTTTTCTCTCGAACCTTGTTACCCGTCCTGAGTTCCTTCAGTACACCGCTGAAGGCATCTTCGAGCAATCGAAGTGGATCCAGAGCGGCATTGTGCAGCGCAACGCTGCCCTCGACGCCCGCGCTGGCGGCACCCGCGTGCGCGTGCCCTTCTTCGATCCCATCGCCCCGACCGAAACCCAAATCCTGTCCACCTCCAGCTGGAACGGTGGCCTGGGTTATCTGACCGCCCAGAACGTCACTGCCGACGAGCAGATCATGACGATTCTGCACCGTGGTTTCGCTTATGCGGCCGACGACCTCAGCAAACTCGGCTCTGGAGCTGACCCCCTCAGCCACGTCCGCAACCAACTGTCTGCAGCCATCAACAAGCTGAAGACCGCCACCCTGGCATCCCAGCTGCTGGGTCTGTTCGGTGGCATCTCCGGCGCTGGCGTGCTCGGCCCCAACCAGAACGACAAGTCGTTCGCTGGTGTCCCCGGTTCCATGACCGAGGCCAACTTCCTGAACGTCGCCAACGTCGTTGGCACCAAAGCCAAGCTGGGTGAGCGCGGCGACGAGCTGGACTCGATCGCCATGCACTCCAACGTGGCTTACTACCTGCAACAGGTGGGGATGCTGACCTTCAGCACCTCGGCTCTGTCCACCGGCGGCGCCATCACCTGGGGTGGCGGCGGCGTGGGCGTCACCGCTGCTGAAGTGGCTACGTTCGCTGGCCTCCGCGTCGTCATCGACGACCAACTGACTGCCCTGACCGGCGGCACCTCCACCCACGCCAAGAAGTACCCCGTGTACCTCTTCAAGTCGGGTGTGGTTTCCGAGGGCATCCAGCAGGACCTGCGCCTCGGTGCAGACCGCAACATCCTGTCGATGCAGGACATCCTGGCCGTTGACTACCACTACGGTTACCACATCACTGGCACCAAGTGGGCCGACGCCGGCGACAACCCGACCAACGCCTCCACCTCCGGCAACCTGGCCAACACCAGCAGCTGGAGCCTGGTGTACAGCACCACCAAGCAAGTGCCCATCGCTCGCCTGCTGGTCAACACCCCGTTCGACACCACCGCTTACTGATCTTCAGTACGCGCCAAAACAAAGGCCCCCAAACCGGGGGCCTTTTCTTTTGCCAAAAACTACTCAGCCTTCAATCTCCCCAATCCGCACCCTCTCCTGATACTCAAAGATCGCTGGAGCCCGCCCCACCAAACGGTACGACTGGGTAAGCAGCTCCTTAAACACATGCTCACTCACCTGCAAATCCTGCAGGATCGTCTCAGCAGATTCCCCACTGGAGAACCGTTCCCGAATAGCGTTAGCCACCACTTCCAGCGACCGCACGGTTTTTCCGGGGGCCGCCGATGGAACAGAAGCCACCTTTGTTTCTACGCTGGCATCAGCGTCCACAAGTTTGCGAGCAGGCATGAGTACAGTCCGGCTTTTCGTACTACAGGATAACCTCCGCAGCTTTATTGACGTCCCCTACGACCAACACGCCGAAATCCAAGCTGACATTGAAATGACCGGTGGCAAGGTTTACCACGCCGTCATCTTGAGTCCACCCCCTAAAACAAGAAGATCTACTTCTGGAGCTAAACTCAAGAAAAGACTGTATTGAGCCGTGCCCGCCGCCATTGACGCCACAGTGGGTGGAGCTTCGGCCAACAGCTATGTGACGCTGGCGGCTGCTGACACCTACTTTGAAACGGTGCCTGATTCCAGCACCTGGACCACCAAGACCACCGACCAAAAAAACCGCGCCCTGATCTCCGCCACCCGCTGGATCGACGCGCTGAGCTTCTACGGCGACCGCTGCACGGACACCCAAGCCCTGAAGTGGCCCCGCGATAACTACACGGTGGACGGCGTTGACCTCGCCTGCACCCTGATTCCCGACGGCATCAAAACCGCCACCTACGAGCTGGCACGCGCCTTCGCCAACGACACCGACGCCATCACCGGCAGTACCGGCACCACCGGCATCTACGACCAAGTGGAACTGGGCGAACTGAAGGTCAAATACAACAAATCCAGCCAGACCAGCGGCGTCATCAACAACGTCTTCGACGTCTACCCCTGGCTCCAGACCTATCTAGGCCCCTATTGCATGGGCGGCGCCGCCAACTACGCCGTCCGCCTCTTCCGAGGGTGACATGGGCCTAATCGACGACACTTTTGCCCCAATCCCGACCTCACTCCTAGCGGACTGGGGCCAAGACATCACGTACATCAAAACAGTTACACCCCGCACCTACGACCCCACTACCGGCAATGTGACTGGTGCCGACACCAACGTTACGGTCAAAGCCGTCATCACCCGTCTCACTCCACGCGAAGCCGAGGGCCTGTACCAAACAACAGACGTCAAAGTCATCATCGGCACCAGTGAATTGGGAACGTACTATCCGACTGAAGCCGATCGCATCCAGTACACCCAGGCCGGAGTTACCCGCGAGGCCAAGATCATCTCAATGACCAGCTATCGCGGCGACAACCCGGTTATGCACGTCCTAATTGCGAGGCCAGAGTAATGGCAAGCCCCCTGGGTCAATTTAATAGAGACATACGCCGCGGACTGCAAAGAGCGGCACGACAAGCAGCAGTTGAAATCATGAATGATTTGGCTAAAGCAGGCCCTGTGTGGAGTGGCGAGTTTGCGGACAGTTGGGTAGCCGATGCACCAGGAGTAGGTAAAGGTCCGCAAGGCCACTATCCCTATTCAATTCGTGATACTCCTCGATTGCCCGACACTATTGCTGCAACAAAAAGAAACCCAAAGCTCGTAATCAGTAACACTACGGATTACGCAATGCAGGCTATGGATTTGGAAGAGGGTTACTTTATTGACCCCGGCACAGATCCGCAAGGTCCGGTGGTTATTGAGGGCCGCCGCTACGGACGTATGCGTACTGACATTGCACCTACAGAAGGAGAACCGACATCTCGCGCCACAGCACCCCAAGACTGGTTCGTCAACTACATAAACGGTGGAGGGATGCAAAAGAGCCTAGAAAAGGGCGTCAGAATTGCGTTTGCACAGAGTAACTAATGAACTACCAAGCCATTCGCGCCGCCGTTGAAAATCCGCTGCTCACAGCGTTTGGTGCGTTAGTTCCGCCTGTCCCTGTTTACTTCGACAACATCACCGCCGCCCCACCCAACACGACCACCGAATACGTCCGCGTCAACGTCACCTTCGGCATCACCAACGAACCCACGCTGACCTCCAGCGTAGATAACGCTCGCGGAGCAATAGTCATTCGCATTTTTACTGAAAAAGGCCGCGGCCCTGCCCGCAACCAAACTTTGCTAACCACCGCAGTCAACGTGCTGGAAACCCTCAACAATTCCACAAAGGGCACAACCGGCGTTTATTTCAAGGTGGGTGAAATCAACGGCCCTACGTTTTCAGCCACCGAACAGGCCCCTCATTTCGTGGGGCGAATTGACACTTCCTACGTCGCCACTGTGCTGTCCTAGGAAGAAACTATTACAGGCGCTAACCTGTAATAAGCCGGGCAGTGCCCGCCCTGTAACAACCCCCTGGTACGCCAATGGCCACCACCGTTCTGTCCGGCACGTCCGGCGCTCTTTACTACAAGCCCGCTGGCACCACCGGCTCGTTCGGTGAGTCTGGCGTCAACATCGCCACCGACACCATCACGGTCGAGACCTACCTGAACCTCAAGGTAGGCGACCCCGTGAAGTTCAGCGTGATTAACAGCCAAACCGGCGGCTCCGGTTCCGGCACCCTGCCTGCTCCTATCTCGGCAGCCACCACCTACTACGTGCTCAGCTACACCGCTGCCACCGGTGAACTGACCGTCTCTACCAGCGCCGGCGGCACCATTCTCGCCATCACCGACGACGGTACCGCCGTTGCCCCCAACGAGTTCCAGGTCGCCTACGCCGATTTCGTGGCCGTGGGCCAAGTCCGCGACTGGACCTTCGAGATCAACCGCGCTGAGATCGACGTCACCACCATCGGTCAAACCCAAGGTCAGTACGTCCCCTTCCGCAGCTACATCGCCGGCTTCGGCGACGGCACTGGCACTGCCACGGTCTATATGACCAACGAGAACGCTTCGATGTCCAACCGGATGATCGAGGATGTGCTCCAGCGCCAGCAGACCGGTGCTGCCTTCAAGCTGTACATCGACCGCGTGTACAGCGGCGGCAACGTGAGCGAAAGCCTCAGCCGCTCGATCAGCTTCGACGCCACGCTGACCTCGGCCAGCATGAACGTCAATCCTGACGACGCCCAGTCTGTGACGGTGAACTTCCGCCCGGCTGCCACCCCGACCTTCGACTTCAGCACTTCCGCCTGATAGTCTGCAAAACGGACGAAACCCGGACCCCGGCCTCACCGCCGGGGTTTTTTGTCTCTACTCCGCTACACTAATCCGAGACCATCAGGATTTTTATGCCTGCTCCCAGCTCATTGCGTGCCATTGATCGCCTCCGCAAGGCCGCCAACCTGGAGCCCATCAAAAAGATCGTCGAACTTTCCGACGGCACCAAATTTGAAATGTGGGTGGCGCCCCTGACAATGGCCGAGCGCGAACGCGCCCAAAAACAAGCCAAGTCCGACGACGCCAACGCCTTCGCCCTCCAACTGCTGATCGCCAAGGCTCTCGACGAAAATGGCGCCAAGTTGTTTAGCACCGGCGAGATCGACGTGCTCAAGAACGAAGTCAAGGACAAGGATCTGCAAGCCCTGATGCTGGCGATCCTGACCGACGACGCGGAGCCCATCGACCCAAAATCCTGAGTGCCGAACTTCGAAAAGACAACTGGCTCATGCTCCAATTCGGAGTCGCCAAAGAGTTAGGCAAGACTCTTTCCGAAGTCAGCACCACCATGACCGCCGAAGAACTGATCGGCTGGAGCGCCTACTTCAGCATCCTCAACGAGGACCAGCAAAAGGAGATCGACAAAGCCCGACGCCGCCGCTAACCCCGGCGGCTTTTTTACAGCGTAAACTGAAGCATCGGGGGCTATCGGCGCGTGGCTGTCTACAACGCAAAAATTGACGTTACCGTAAGCGGCCAGAATCGTCTCGATTACGTTTTAGCATCGGTAGAAAAATTAAATAATATCGTATCCAGGCTAAAACCTATAAATCTACTGGCTCCAGGTGCGGGCGAAGGCGGAGACAAAATACGCCAAGCTAAAAAACAGTTAGACGATTTTGCACGCGCACTAGTAAATTTTGAACCCCAAGGAATACAAAAAAGAGCCCGAGAACTATCTAACACTTTGGCTGGTTCCGCTGCACAAGCGGATGCCCTGGGAGTAGCTCTAGCAAACGTAGGACTTAAAAGCGGCGGATTTAAGCAGCAGGCCGCAGAAGTCCGCAACTATGCACTGGCTCTGGATACGGCAACACAAAATGCTGATCGCCTCAGCGCAATTAGCCGCAGCGTTCAACGAGGTGCGCGTCTTGAAAATATCGCATCGCGTTTTGGCACTACACCGGAAGCGATCGAGCAGCGTATAAATAACATACGTGACATACGGTATAGAAAGCAAAAAGAAGCTGAAGCTGATGAATACATGCAGCAAAAACGGGCAGAAGATTTTGAACTGCGTCTAAATAAAATCCTAGAAAAAAGGCAGCAAGCTAAACAAGCTCGCACAACAGCTGAAAACGTTGCGCTAGGCGCAGGTTTCCCGCTTCTTTTTGGAGGCGGCCCCGGATCGGTTATCGGTGGCGCTCTTGGGGGTTTAATCCCAGGCAATCCAATGCTGTCCGTCGTTACCAGCGCCATTGGCGATCAACTGGATGCGGCAATCATTAAAGTTTCCGACGTTAGCAAAGCCATTCGTCAGCTGGACTTTTCTAAGTTAGAAGAAAGTGGTATGCGTGTAAATAAAGCCCTACAAGAACAAATAAATTTGATGGTTCGCCTGGGTCAAACCACTCAAGCGTACCGCGCTCTACAACAAGAAACTGCTCGCGTAACGGGCACTATCCCTGGTACGGTTACTGACATCGGCAACGCTACCGGACTGCTAAGTGCTGCGTGGAAAGACTTTACGCTTGCAGCCAGCACTACGTTGGGAATTATTGGAGCACCTTTTGCCGCAGCACTAGCACTGATTGTTAAAGGAATTACGGAGATATTCAAACTTGTAAATAGCATAATTAGCCTTTTTGCCAACGGTATAAAAACAGTTGGCGAGTGGGCGATCAAACTCGTCGCAGGCGAAGAAGGACTAAAGAGAATAAAAGATCTTATTGATACCATTAACAGGCTAACCGGTCAGGGCGATACCGCTTTTACCACAGAAAATTTGGTGCCTTTGAATGAACAAATTGTACTAAATAAGCAAATTTTAGACTTACAAAAACAGCGTACTAGTGCAACAACTACAGAAGGACGGATCCAAAACACAAATATAGAGTACAGAGTAAAACTACTTCAAAACGAACAAGACTATTCCGATAAAGTAGTAAAACTGAACGAGAAAAAGAATAGCCTTAGCGAGGCCGTGTATATCCAAGGCTTAAACCAGTTAAGGGTTTTACGCGATCAGTCCAACGAGTACGCCAAACAAAGCCGCGATCTAGAGATACGTGAAGCACGCCAGCGTGAAGCAGAACAGCGTGAACGTGAAAGGCAGCAAGCCCTGGAACAATCATATAAAGCCCAAACTCAAGCTACCCGAGATTTATACGCGGCCCAAAAAGATTATGTAGATTTGTACGTACAACAACTGCAGTTAAGTAAAGGTGATAATGCAGCTACTGACTATAAACTGAGCAAACTGGATGATTTATTCGCACTTGACGCCGCAATTCTGCAGACTGAGACCCAGCAAGCACTTAGAGAAGCGCAAAAAACAAACACAGTAAGCCAAGTAAATGCATTGTATGAACAACGTTACCAAAATCTTTTAGCGCAGTATTCTCTGCAAAGACAACAATTACAAATTGAACAGAAACGTGCTGCTTTAGAGAAACAGTTAGCTGCTCAAAATCGCAGAGAAAGCATCCAAAATGCCGTAGACCCAATTCGTCAGCAACAGTTCAGAACTGAGCTGGACATAAGTGCATTTACGCAACCCGCAGACGTAGTAGAAGCGCAAAAGTTAGCTTTAGACCAGCGTCTACGTGCGTACAACACAGAACTCCCCATTCTTCAAGAAATAAACCGCCTCACAACTGAAATAAATTCAGGCACTCTTAAAGGAAACGCCCTGGAAGCAAAACAGCTAGATCTCGAAGCCGAGCAAAATAAACTCGTTTTGGTAAAAGAAGAACTGATGCTGCTTGACCAGCTGGAACAAAAACAGCTCAGGCTGCAGCAATTTTTTACTACGTACGGGCAACTTATCCAAAGCGTTAGTGGCGAAATAGCCAACGCCGTAACGTTCGGTGTTTCGGAGATGGTGCGCGGCACCAAGACTGCGGAGCAAGTATTCGCTGACTTTTTGCAGGCCATAGGTGCTGCACTGCTCCAGCAAGCCCAAACGATGATCGCTACTTATATCGCCATCGGCATCGCCCGCATATTTGCAGGCATGGGTGGTGGCGGAGGTGGCGGTTACGCTCAAGGCAACGTTTCCACTGACGCTTTCAGCGCCGGCGGTATTCCAGGATTAAGCAACACAGCCAGCGTCAGCGGTGCTTCTTTTGGATCGTTCAGTGGCGGTGGATTTAGTGCTGGAGGGCTTGCTGGCGGCGGCCCCACCCGCGCCGGCACTCCCTACCTCGTCGGCGAACGCGGCCCCGAGTTGTTTGTGCCTGGCACCAGCGGCGGCGTGATGTCCAACAGCGATCTGCGTGCCTCGATGGGCGCAGCCCCTGGTTCCAGCGGCGGTCCTGTCCTTAACATGAGCTTTGAGACCAGCACGATCAACGGGGTGGAATACGTCAGCCGCGATCAGTTGGAAGCCGCCATGGCCGCCACCCGTCGCCAAGCTGCCCGCGATGGCGCCAGCCGTGGCATGTCCATGACCCTGGATCGCCTGCAGCAATCCCCCAGCACTCGCCGTAAGGTCGGAATCTGATGGCCGCCTTCCCCTCGCTAACCCCAACCTCCCGGCGCTTTACCCCCGGCGTTTATCCGGTCAAGGTGTATCGCACGCTATCCGGCATCGCCGCCCGCCGCACTTTCGGTGATCTCCCCTACGGCGCCAAGCTCGACCTGGAATACCGCAACGTCCCAGACGCCACGGTCAATACCCTGCTGGATCACTACCACAGCCAGACTTCAATCAATAAGCGTTTCAAGCTTTCCAGCAACGTAACCGCTGGCATGAGCACCGATGTTGCCGCCGAGGTCAACAGCACCGCAGCAGATCGCGGCAACCTGCGGTATCAGTACGAGCAGCCTCCCCAGGTTGAAAGCGTGCGCCGGGGTATCTACAACGTGTCGATCTCGCTGATTGGTGAATTGCGTGACCCCAGCACGGACGACTGACGATGGCCATCGACATTCGCATCGCCCAATTTTTCAACCTGACGACTTCTAGTGGCACCACCCACCGCTACCAAAATTATTTCGTCAACCAAAAATACAAGTACGGCACTGTTTTCTACGAGTTCGCCCCGTTTCGCGTAGAGGGCTCGGTCTCCAACAACACCGGCGACAACAGCATCCTCCAAATCCTGTTCCCCAACGTCGATTTTGCGATCAAACTGCTGGACGCCGGCAACGGAAACCGCCTCAGCCGCCTGGTGCTCACAACGGCTTGGCTGACTTCAAGCAACACGATCGCCGCCAACGGCGCCACCCAAGTGGAGTACATGGTCGGCATTGGTGCCAGCGTGAGCGAAACCACGATTGAGCTGCGCTACCGCTCCGCCATCGACAGCGTGATATCTAACTTCCCCTCCCGCACTGTCACCCGCCAGCTCGTTGGACCGCTGCCATTGAACGCCAACATCTCGCTGCGATGAACGACCTAATCGGACTGCGTTACGGCTGGGGCCACGCTCCCTGGGACGGAAGCGGCAAAACCGACTGTTTCCAACTGGCGTGCGAGGTCCACAAGCGCCTCGGCTTTGCCGACTACACCGAGCAGTTTGAGTGGGTCTACCGCGACTACACCGACGAAACCTTCCCGCGCAAGTTGATTTTGCGCTGGCTGCTTGATAATGGCACCCGGATTGATGCACCTCGGCACGGGGCAGTGGCCTTTTTGCCCGGTGAAGCCGGAGCCGCGTTAGCCACTGTTTTGGACGACGAGACGGTACTATTTATCGCGCCAAGTCAGAATGTGGTGCGTAGCCAGATTCCTGCTGGAATGGGCGCATATTTCTGGATGAACCGATGACCCGCAAGCTGCTGCCCTTTGAGCACGAGCTGATCGCAACCTTGGGCATCAGCAAGGACGACTATTTGGAATTTATAGCCCTTCAAGAAACGTATAAAGACCCTAAAGAAGGCACAATTTTTGACATAAGAAACGAGCCCGTTTCCATAACTATTGCGGTTTTGTCTTTAATCGGAACCGTTTTTACGGTCGTATCTTCATTACTTAACCAGCCACAAATCCCGTCGCTTGAAGCGCCACGCGGCGGTGGCCAGCCTCAAACCCGCGACGAACGCTTCTCCCCCCGCTTTGGTTTTAACTCCACCCAAGAACTTGCCGCCTACGGCGACCCGGTAAACCTCGTCTACGCCAATCGCGGCACCGGCACTGGCACTAACCCCAACGGCGGCGTGCGCGTTACTGCCTCCCTGCTTTGGTCCGCTGTCCGCAGTTACGGCTCCAGTCAGTTCATCCAAATGTTGATGATGCTGAGCGGAGGCGCCATCACGGCCATCGACACGGGCAAAACCGCCTTCGGTCAGACGCCCCTGCGTGATCTGATGACCGAAAACATCTGGATGTATTTCGACCCTGGTGCAACCGGACTGCTGCAACGCCAGGACGAAGTATTCGGCAAAGAAAACACGGATCCCACCCGCTACGGCAAAGCCACAGACAATCCCTACCGCCTCCAGCCGTCTACCAGCAACACCCGCACCGACGGTTTTAGCCAAGCCTATTCGCCCACCACAGCTAATACCGTTGGGGTATACGGGGTCGTGCCGTTAAATATCTGGTCGTTTGTACGCAACTCGCGTGGCGACAAGATGGAAGCTCCACTATTTATTACTGCCAGTGGAATTTCATGGACTGCTGGAACTGGCCTAAATATCGGTGTAAACGAAGTTCTTTCCGTCAAATTCAACCAAACAAATTTTCTGGAAAGTGACAACGATGCTTGGCGCGAAGCGAAAGATATTAGGCGCAGTTTGTTGAGCGTATTTGATACCGCAAGCCTGTTCAAGTTAGGTACGGCACTGTTTAGGGTTTCTGATATACCCGCCACCAACATTGACGAACAAGACATTACGATAAAACTTACTTGCATCAAAGCCGGTCAAGCACCACGCACCGAATACAGCAGTGTTACCGCCGCTTCCGCAACTGGTGCATTAACTGCAGCGGAAATAGCAGAACGCAACAAACTAAAAAATAGTGTTCAAGTATTACTTGATGAAGATCAGCGTCCGAGCATTACAACCGCACTACAGCTTGTAGAATCAGGCGAGATCCAAGAGGCTGTATACCATCAAATCCAACAAGAAGTAAACGATGCTAATGCGTTTGATTATATAGGCGCAGGCAGGGGGCAAATAAGGAGATTAAAGCCTGGCGTATATGGTTATGGGTATAAATACGGTCAGTACAGATGGGTGACTGCAATTAAGGGGTACCAGAAAAAACGCGAGCTTACGGCTAGCGAAAAAAATACACTCCGTCGCTATTCGGATCTAGAAGCCATTGCAGGTGGTTATAAAGACGACATTTTTTACACAAAGGCTCTGGCTCGTATAGCTACAGCAACTTACGAAACTCTATCTGCTTGTCATATTGTTGACTTTGCATTAAAAGCAATCGTCTTTAAGCGCATCAGCGGGCGTCAACTGGAATACGGCAGCGAGCGCCGTGGCGGCTACCCCGTTAGCGATAACGGCATCAAAACCCGCGTCAGTCTTTTCAAGTTGAACTACAGAGAGGTCGGCCAGACCGTGTGGGCAACTGCCCCTGGAACTTTTGCTATCAGTCGGGCTGCCGATAACGAGAACTTTGTCTATTTCAAGTTCAACAGCGGCATTACCGACCCAGACGCCGCAACCCACTGGGAGTTTGAGCTGGAACCCGTCGTTGACCCGCTCAGTGAAGCTGCTATCAATGACAACTACTATTACCTAACCAATGCAGGCAATGCCGTCACCGAAACCCTCGGAACGTACAAATTACTCAGCAAAGCAAGCACTACCCCCTCAATTCAATTTGTCGGAGAAAAACAAGCTGCTGCCACTGGAGCGTTTCCGCCCAAAAACAATAACCCCGCAGACCTGAACGAGTGGGACTTGTTTAACTACGACGCTGATACGCAGCTCCAGTTTTCGTTTGATTCCGGTCCCGAGATTACGATTACGGCTGTAACTGAACAACTAATTCAGCCGTTCAGCGATTACAACCAAAAGAACGCATCCGGCAAAGTCGTCAAAAACCTGTACAACAACCTGGCG